ATGTGGGTCAATAAGTATATTGACGATTGCACTGATGAGGATTTAAACGATCGTGACTTTATTGCATCAGTTGTTGACCGGGCTATTTTTCATTTCGCGATTAATAGTATATGTAATCCTGGGGATAATAAAGATGCAATGCCCATTGAACAATGTACTTTTGATGTAGAAACTAAGAATGACCTTCCCTCCACGGTTCAGCTATTTTATGAGGAATCTAAGGATAATGAACCTTTAGCGAATATACATTTTCAAGCAATAGGTTCTGGTTTTTTAACGTTTGTTAATGCCTGCCAGGAACATGATGACAACAGCTTAAAATTATTTGCTTCGCTGTTAATTTCACTTTCATATTCTAGTGCCTACGCAGATTTATCAGAAACAGTGTATATTAATGAAAATAATGAGAGCTACCTGAAAGCTCAGTTTGAAAAATTATCTCAACGTGATATGAAGAAGTACCTGGGAGAGATGAAGCGTCTGGCTGATGGGGGAGAAATGAATTTTGATGGCTATCTGGATAAGATGTCACATCTGGTGAATGAAGGAACGCTCGATCCTGATATTTTAAGCAAAATGCGAGATGCTGCACCACAATTAATTAGCTTCGCGAAGTCGTTTGACCCAACCTCAAAGGAAGAGATTAAAATACTTACAGACACTTCTAAATTAATTTATGATTTGTTCGGGGTTAAATCGGAGAAATAATATGTGAAGTTCTTCGATAGTATGGAAGGCATTATATAAAAGGACCCAATATTTATTGGGTTCTTTTTTCTCTATCAATGCTATTAGCAGGGAGATATATCACCAGAGTTTAATGTGTGATTTTTTATTTATCGTCGAACCTGGATTGTTTATCATTGGCCTTAACAAAGTTAACGGCTAATAAGATTATTTCCATCACTTCGTGAGAGCTTCATGCCTTGAGAGGATCTCAATTTTCTTTTGCAATGAGACAGGCGCTTCCTGTTGTTATGGTATAGTACCCCGCTATTGAGCCTCCTGAATAGTGATGCTGAATAACATAACCCCATGATATATCGATAAAATAATCTCTACATTTGAAAATGCACGGTAATTCTGAAATGCAAAAAATCAACCAAACCAGCGCAATGCCTGAAAAAACTGACGTTCACTGGAGTGGTCGGTTTAGCGTTGCACCAATGCTCGATAGGATGTACCGTTGTTGAAAAACAAGTAGTTATACACTCTGTGGGAGCCTATTGGGAACCCGGCGTTTTCATTTCAAGGTGTAATCCATACGCGGCTTAAGAATGAGATATAATGCGACTTTTAGTGTTCCGCTTGAGAGGCCATGATGCTTACCCTGGACGAGATAGGTCAATCAGTACGTAACAATATCCAGTTGATTATTGATCATGTCGGCTTACCTCTTGCTGTTGGTCCGCTCAGTGATGATGATTACAAGATTCTGTGTGGTGGCTATGGTGAGCTTGAATGGGACTATGCGTTAAGTACCTATGGCAACTCCAGAGAAAAGTATGAGTTCTGCATAAAACTTGTTCAGCAAGGTCGGGTTCAGGGAATACCATCAGGAGCAGCAATTTGTGTTTATGGGGTTGAAGAAAACATCTTTCGTATCCATATGATCGAAAGGTTTTCTAGAGAAGATGAATCTCACCCATTGAAAGGGCGCATGGTTTTACTCACTCTTATGAGTGCTTTTATATTTTGTAAAGCTGTTGAATGTAAAGTTGTCCACATTGTAGAGCCAGTACCAGAACTGGTGCAGTATTACGAGTCTTTTGGTTTCCGCATGGAACAGTGCGGTTATGTGATGTCGGCAGTCATTGATGAGCTGCAGGATATCTTTCTTAAATTTGCTCAGTAGGTATAGACGAGAAGGGTCTACAAATTGTAGGATACCCGTCCAGATTACCTTAAAGGTACATCTATGGCAGTCGTTTTGTGCTTAAACTACTAAGAAACGATGTCACCAATCGACATGATCGATTGGCATAAGTTAGCGAAACAAGCTAGCTTTAAAGAAAGGGTTAGAGACGCCTTTACTGTCTCGGGAGTTTTCTATGAAAGATCAAAAAGCAACCAAGCCACAGGTTAAGTTCGACACAATGAAAGCATTCGCAGGTATGGGTGCTGCTGTTGAAGTTCTGATGAAGGCTGCTCCTAATGCGTTCACTCACGCTACTGTCTCTGGTAAAGAGCAGCAGGGTAAGCTTCGTCGTCGCAAAGCAGCATGATCATAGCTGGTGCTTTTTGAAAACCCGCCTTCAGGCGGGTTTTTTCTTTAGTGATGTTCTTTGTCCTTCTGTTTGACTGTTCTGACCTGTTCCCACTCGATACGTCCTTCTTCTCGCCTTTTGTCTATGTATTCCGCAAGATCCTGAATATTGATGCAACGTTTTGCTTTTTGTGATGTGCCGATGCGATATGTTGGAACGGGCAACTTACAAGCGTTTGCTTTTGCTTCTGCCGTGGCTGGACTCATACCAAAGTACTTTTGGCTAACTGCTGAGAGTTCAATGTTTGGGGTATTGAATTCAGCCATCAGTAAAAACAAGGTGTTCATAATTTTCTCCATCAAAACCGGCTGCACCCGGGAAAATTATAATTCTGTGCTGGTGGCAGGAATTAATTTCTGCCAGATAGCGGAAACATATTTTGCCTGATGACGGGCATCGGCCAGGGCGTTGTGCCGTTCGCCATCGAAAGGCATGTCCATTTTGGGGTCGAATCCGATGGAACGCCCAAGCGTAACGATCGTGCGTACATCGTGGTCATTCCAGTATGCCCACGGGCAGATTTGTCCTGCTCGCTCATAAGCTCCACGTAAAATTACGTTGTCGAAGGTGGCCCCGTTACCCCAGACTTTTAAATATTTTGTATTGTCTGCATGCTGATTAATGAAATGGCTCAGTTCAGAGAGTGCATCGCTGATCGACAAAGTATCATCAATACAGATTGCAGCTCGTGCTTCAGGGCTTTGTTTCAACCACCACAGGATGGTATCGCCGTCAGGTGTAGCTCCTTGCCCCATAGCACTTTCCAGGCTAACAACCGTATAGAATTCTTGTCCGATGTCTCCGGTTTCTGGAGTGAAGAACACCGCGCCAATGGAAACGATCGGTGCATCCTTATTTTTCCCCATCGTCTCAAGGTCGATCATTAAGTTGTTCATTACTTCACCTCCTGCGGCGGTTCTGGTAGCGGCATCCAATTGATTACATCGCATTCAGGGATGCTGATATCATCACCAAGCCACCCTTGACCTTCAGACCAGCATTGCACGTAATACCCGTATTCTGTGTTCACTACGCACCACTGCGCGTCGTTCGGCATTCGCTCACTACAGCTTATCCAACCATCCGGAGTTACCGGAGAGTTGCGCATTGCGACCTTTAATGCCTCATAGAAGCAACCTTTCAGATTGTTGAACTGACGCCCATTAAGAGGACCGTGTTCAGTAAGCATGTTGCGTAATTTCCATGCCGCGTCGTTTACTTCGTTGGATGACAGGGGAGGCAACTTGTAAGTTTGGCTTACAGGTTCGGCACCATGAAGCATGGCGCCGCTCCGCTCTATGCCATCCAGCGCGATTCGCAGTGCCTGAATTGTGGTAGAGCTATCGTTTGGGGCTATTCCATATCGCTCGAATACAGCTAAATGGTTGCGCATAATCTCAGGCGTAAGCTCTTTGTAAGCATAAGCAAGAGGCTCTGATGCATTATCCGGCACAACCGACGCAGGCGCGGCAGCATAAACAGGAATAACGTCCGATTGATCTTTATTGCTTTCATCCGTCAAAGCCCAGAATAATTTTCCGGCCGGATGTTTGAAAATATAAGCAACTGGCTCTGCTTCCAGTGATGCCAGTGCAATTCGTGCCAGTTCCATTTGTTCGCCACGGGTAAGCCCGTTTTCAAGCGGGGATTTAATGAACAATTCGATACGTTCTTTAGTGATAGTGCTCATATCACTCTCCTTTGATGCGAATGCCAGCGGCGCGGGAATCATTCCATCGCTTTACTTCTTCACGAATTACGTCAATGCATTCTTTCGAATCCATTAGGTAATCTTCATCAAAAAGCCTTTCCTGTTCGTTTTCTATCGCAACAATGATTGCTTCAACTAACTTTTGTGCCTGAGAACCACTTTCTAACTCTGCAATGCGCTTCTCTGCGGCTTCCAGCTTCTCGCGCATATCGTCAACGTACTCGACCAGAGATCCGCCAGCAGGAATTTCGCACTCCTCGACCAGTTGGAAGTAGATATCAGCTGCGGCCCGTGTGTTGCTATGCCTAGCGTCGCCCATCTCACCTTCACGAAGAGCATCGCGTTCGGCGGTAAGATTGGCTATTTTGCTGTCTTTGCCTTCCAGCTCAACGCGCAGCTTCCCAACAGTAAGAGCAATATCCTCGTTCTCCTGGTCGCGGCTTTTGATGTATTGCTGGTTTCTTTCCCGTTCATCCAGAAGCGCCAGCACGGTTTCTGGTCCGGCCAGAAATTTGAAGGCGTTGAGCGCATCAATATCCACACCGTAATCTTTAAGTTCTTGTTCACTTAACAAATCATCATCAGCTGGCAACATTAACAGGCGTTCCATTGCTGGAATTGCACGCTCTGCCTTTTCACGCAGTGCCTGATAGTTAATTTTGCTCACTGGTCGCCTCCTTCATAAAAATAATCCAGTGGGTCTTGTCACCCTTTCCTGTTCGTTGACCGATAACAGGCTTTCTGTCGGTCAGTGCCAATATCTGGCGAACAGGTATTTGCGTTTCATTCCATTTAAAAATCAGAACGCCGTATGGACGCAACACACGAAAGGCTTCTTTAAATCCCTGCCGCAAATCATCACGCCAGGTATCTTTATTCAGCCGTCCATATTTCTTTCCCATCCAGGCGTTATCACCAACACGCTCAAGATGCGGAGGGTCGAATACAACAACCGGAAACGATGCGTCTGCAAATGGTAATGCACGAAAATCTGCTATCAGGTCAGGGCTAATTATCAGCCGTCGCCCATCACACAATGTGTGCTCTTCCTTTCTGATATCGCCAAATATCGCCCGGTCGTCCTTCTTATCGAACCAGAACATGCGACTGCCACAGCACATGTCGAGGATTGACTGCATGTCCAGTCACTGGTTGCCTCCTTTGCGAAGCTCAGCGGCGAAGGCTACTGCGTGATCATGATGTTCAAGTGTGTATGCACACTCCGCAAACATCTCCACGCCCTGCGCCCGCACTTCCGCCAGGAAAGCGTCGGTAGCTGGCGTTTCGCTGTGGTGCAGGGCATCATTAATAATCATCGCAGCAACTCCGGCCTGCCCTGCATCCGTGACCGACACATGCTCAAGAGTTACAGCCATTGCATGTTTCAGCCCCGCATTCTCCGCCGCCAGCGCCGAAAACTTCTCGTGTGCCAACTTAACAGCCGCATCAGCCTGCTTAATTGACTCAATCGCTTTCTGTTGGTCTTCGGCCAGCGCCGCGCACTTGGCCTCAGCTTCAGCAAATTTACGCACCAGGTACTCAGCGTTTGTTTCGTTCACTTTCAGATCTCGCGGTACACATTTTCCGCGAAGAAACCCTTCCATTTCGAAAACATTCATGCGCATTTGCGTAACCCCGATAACTCGTTAAAACGTTCCATAAACATCCCGTAGGCATGGCCTGGTGACAGTGGAATAACTTTGAACATCTCTGTCGCCGGGATACCTTCCAGTACAGGCCAGAAAGAACCATCATCAAGCCCGAGATCGCTGCGTTCGGTTGCCAGCATAATGAGATCGGCATATTTCACTGGCGTGCTCATAACAGGAGGTAACCCGTATTTCTCACGGATTACGGCGTCTATTTTTTCTTCCATCCGTTTATAGTCAGGAAGAAGTCGTTTCAGTGGTGCGGGGATGTCCTGGCAATATGCTTCTGTTGCATCATGCATTAAAGCTTCAAAAGCAAATTCCTGTGGCACCAGCTGGCTGCAAAGCACCGCATGTTGGGCGACACTGTAGAAGTGTGAAAGATGTCCTGCAAAGCGACAGATATTTGAAAGGGAAATCGCGATATCGTTAATAACGATGTCGTCTTTATTTATCCTGTCATAATAAAAATGCTTCCCGGAAAAAGTTTTAATAAATGACATTTTGTTCTCCACGTATATGCGCTGCACCGCGCTGAATTCGGGTAAAAGGAAGCCCTCACCGTCCGGCGATTATTGAGTCAATTACATTTCCATAAATGCCCCCGTAGGGGCGGTTAGTTTCTCCACAAAACAGAGAAGAACACCTGCGGTGGCAGCCGCCCGGATGGATTGGATTATGAGCCCGTCGTCCGGTGATGCCCTTCTCTGTTTTGTAAAAAGAGCGGTACCAGCCGGAAGCAAGTGTACAAACTGGTACCGCCAAAGCAGTGGCTGTTGTGGTGACCGGTGCTGATCTCCGGCTTGCGGTTATTTCAGACTCTCACGGGCGTTTAATTGCCCCGCCGAACAGCTCTTTTCCGCAATAGCTGCAATGTCTTTCGCGCATCAGCCTGCGCATTCACCACAACGCTGAGAGCATTGCCGGTGTCCGAATCGAACGGACCTTTTCCCTGCCCAACCCTCCCATCTGAATGGGACTGTCTGGAATTGAACCAGCACTTATGCCTTGCTCGTCAATGCTCTCATCGTTGCGTCCTGGTCTCTTCCCAAGCGTCAAACCGAATCGCCACGCTGGTTAGGCGTCTTATCAGCATCCTCATTGACTTGCACATTCCGGCTACCTGGTTTGTTTGCCCGAGCAAGGAGTGGATTATCCCCTTTAACGTCCCCAGACCGCTAACGACGCATGTGCCATACGCCGTGTTACAACCAAATTTTGTTAGTACCTTGTTTGTTTGTCTGGAAAGAAAGATAAAATGAAGTTGCGCATTATGCAAGTGTTTTTGTTGCGAGATATGCAATTTAAAGGGTAATGAAAAGCCACCTTTGGGTGGCTAATTGATGAGGAGGTAAGGGTTAATTGTGTCGCTTAAGGGTTTGTGACTGGCTGATTAAGACCTTTCCAAAGACCATAAACCGGTGTTCATTTTCGCTGGTAATTCCCCATTCACGGTAAATCTGGTTATCAGAAATCACCAGTAGTTTGTCAGGTATCATTTGCAGTCGTTTGACATAAATTTTATCATCAAAACCAAATACATAGATACCATCTCCATCAAACTGATTGATACTGACATCAACGAAGATGAGATCTCCTGGCTCAATGGTTGGACACATACTGTCCCCACGAACGTTGATAACTTTAATGTGATTGGCTGGCCGTCCGCCAAACATCGATACAGCATTATCAGTTCTGTATTCAATGGCATGAATCACATCAATGACATCACCGCCCTGGATAAGGCCATTTCCCGCACTGGCACTGACATCCAGCATTTCAATACGGAATACATCCTTCACCTGCGCAACATCCTCACTAATACTGTTTTTACATACAGTATTACTTTTGACGTCTGAGGTAAAGAGATCAGCAATATCAACACCTAAGCTCCTGGCAATATTACTCAGGGCTTGTTCAGTGAATTGTTTCTGCTTACCTGTTTCCAGGCGTGAGATATTCGCCGCATCCACTCCTATTGCTTCAGCGAGATCGGCGATTTTCATGTTCTTCGCCTGGCGAAGTTGTCTGACTCGGTTTCCTATGTTCATGCGTTTATTACATTTCTTTATTGCGCGTTAAGCAAATCAACTTGCGCAAAATATTTGCGTGAAATAATATGCTTATCACGCAATATGTGGAGGTTATATGCAATCACCATTACGGAATGTGCGTAAGGCGCACGGATTTACTTTGCAGCATGTTGCTGCTGGCGTTCAGGTCAATCCAGCGACGCTGAGTCGTATTGAAAGACTGGAACAAATTCCATCTATCGATCTTGCAGAACGTCTGGCCAATTTTTTTAAGGGTGAAATCAGCGAAATGCAGATTCTTTATCCGGCACGTTTTCAATCTAGCCAAAACCAGAATGGGTTTAAACCACAGGAACAGGAGGTAAGCCGTGGGTAATCATCACTGGAAAGTGGAAAAACAGCCTGAGTGGTACGTGAAAGCTGTCAGAAAAACTATCGCGGCGTTGCCGGGGGGTTACGCTGAAGCTGCTGAGTGGCTGGATGTAACAGAGAACGCATTATTTAACCGCCTTCGTGCCGATGGCGATCAGATTTTCCCGCTGGGATGGGCAATGATTTTACAACGTGCTGGTGGCACTCACTTCATTGCCGACGCTGTGGCGCAGTCTGCAAATGGCGTCTTTGTGTCTCTTCCTGACGTCGAGGATGTGGACAATGCCGATATTAACCAGCGTTTACTGGAAGTCATTGAACAGATCGGCAGTTATTCAAAACAGATTCGTTCGGCAATCGAAGACGGTGTAGTGGAACCGCATGAGAAGACAGCAATTAACGACGAGCTGTACCTCTCAATTTCGAAGCTGCAGGAGCATGCAGCACTTGTCTACAAAATTTTTTGCGTTTCAGAAAGTAATGACGCCCGCGAGTGTGCAGCTCCGGGCGTCGTGGCGTCGATTGCTTCTGGTTGTGGAGAAACTAACGCATGAACAGTTTAACAACACACTACCGTCGCTCGCAACTGATTGCGCTTCCTGTACCGGGTGGAAAAGCGAAGGTGGAGTATTGCTATGCAGTAAATGTACCAGGTGACAGGGAAATTGTAACCCACAGCTTTGCTGAGTGGGCTGTGGGGGATTTCAACCGGCAGAAGGAGACAGTCCTTTGCGACAAGTTAACCGCTGGTTCAAAGATCACTACGGAGTGCCCGTCAGAGTCATTCGTTGGGAGCCGGAAACACAACGGGTTATCTACCTCCGTGAAGGCTATGAGCATGAGTGCTTCAGCCCGCTCGAACAGTTTCGTCGTAAATTCAGGGAAATAGAGGTCGGTCATGAGCACTAAATTAACCGGCTATGTATGGGATGGTTGCGCTGCGTCAGGCATGAAATTATCCAGCGTGGCAATTATGGCCCGCCTGGCTGATTTCAGTAATGACGAAGGTGTGTGCTGGCCATCAATTGAAACTATTGCCCGTCAGATTGGCGCGGGGATGAGTACCGTCAGAACGGCTATCGCACGGCTGGAAGCAGAAGGCTGGTTAACGCGTAAGGCGCGTCGCCAGGGTAACCGCAATGCGTCGAATGTTTATCAGCTTAACGTTGCGAAGCTTCAGGCAGCGGCATTTTCTCAACTGTCAGATTCTGACCCGTCAAAATCTGACGCATCAAAATCTGACACGTCAAAATTTGATGCGTCGAAATCTGGCAAAAAAGCGGGTTTTCACCCGTCAGAATCTGGCGGGGATCCGTCAGTAAAATCAAAACATGATCCGTCAGATAAAAAACCTTCTCGTCCGGACGCTTCGCAACCGGACACGCAGACGGCTGAACAGGATTTTTTAACTCGCCATCCTGATGCGGTTGTATTCAGCCCTAAAAAGCGCCAGTGGGGAACGCAGGATGATTTGACCTGCGCACAGTGGCTCTGGAAAAAAATCATTGCCCTGTACGAGCAGGCCGCCGAATGTGACGGCGAGGTGGTTCGTCCCAAAGAACCGAACTGGACAGCCTGGGCAAACGAAATTCGCCTGATGTGTGTGCAGGATGGTCGTACTCACAAACAAATCTGCGAGATGTACAGCCGCGTCAGCCGCGATCCGTTCTGGTGCCGTAACGTGCTCAGCCCGTCGAAGCTGCGGGAAAAATGGGATGAGCTTTCCCTGCGCTTATCGCCGTCCATCAGCACATACACAGAAAAACGCGAAGACCCGTATTTCAAATCCAGTTACGACAGCGTGGACTACAGCCAGATCCCGGCAGGATTCAGGGGGTGAGCATGAGTCTTTTGAATGAAGTTCAGAAATTCATTGAAGCCCATCCGGGCTGTACTTCCGGAGACATTGCGGATGCTTTTGCAGGTTACTCACGGCAGCGCGTTCTGCAGTCAGCAAGCAAGTTACGTCAGAGTGGGCGTGTGGCTCACCGTTGTGAAGGGGATACACGCAGACATTTCCCGCGCCTGACTGAGAGAGCGCAGGAGCCGGAACCACAACCAGTTCGTGAAACCAGACCTGTGCGCAATTTCTATGTCGGCACTAACGATTCCCGGGTGATTTTGTGCCTGACTCGCCAGGCGGAAAAACTGGTCAGGGAGATGGCGGCATGACGACGTTAACTCAATGCCAGCAGCAGGTGCTGGATATGCTGATTTCTTACCAGAAAGAACGTGGCTTCCCGCCAACCAATCAGGAGGTGGCAACCATGCTGGGATACCGTTCAGTGAATGCAGCGGTGGAGCATCTTCGCGCACTGGAGAAAAAAGGCGTCATCACGATAAAGCGTGGCGTGGCCCGGGGGATCACGCTTCATACCGCAGTGAAGGACGACGACAGCGAAGCGGTCGGTATCATCCGCGCACTGCTTGCCGGTGAGGAGAACGCTAGGTTGCGTGCAGCCCACTGGTTACATGAGAGGGGCCTGAAAGTATGAAGTTGATCCTTCCTTTCCCGCCCAGTGTGAACACGTACTGGCGACACCCCAACAAAGGGGCATTTGCTGGTAAGAGCCTGATAAGCGAGGCGGGGCGAAAATTTCAGAGCGCGGCGTGCGCAGCAATAGTTGAGCAGTTACGTCGTCTGCCGAAACCAACGTCGGCACCTGCTTCAGTGGAGATCGTGTTGTTTCCTCCGGATAACCGGATCCGCGATCTGGACAACTATAACAAGGCTCTGTTTGACGCCCTGACCCACGCGGGTGTGTGGGAAGACGACAGACAGGTGAAAAGAATGCTGGTGGAGTGGGGACCGGTTATCCCGAAAGGGAAGGTCGAGATCACTATCAGTAAGTATGAGAAACCGGCGGGTGCAGCCGCCTGATTAAGAGGAGAAACGAAGTATGAATAATCTGATGGTCATTGATGGTATTGAAGTTCATCGTGATGCTTATGGGCGTTACAGCCTGAACGATCTGCATCGCGCAGCAGTAGCATCTGGTGCAAATGCCAGAACCAAGGAGCCAGGAAAGTTTCTTTCCAGCCAACAAACTGTTGAGCTTGTTCATGAATTGACCAACACCCAGAATTTGGGTGTTGACCCGGTGAGTGTGATTCATGGGGGAAATGAACGGGGAACGTATGTCTGCAAGGAACTGGTGTATGCCTATGCAATGTGGATCAGCCCGTCATTCCATCTGAAGGTGATCCGTACTTTCGACATGGTAACCAGCGCACCGGAAAAATTATCCGGACAGGCTGCTGACAAGATGCAGGCTGGTGTGATTCTGCTGGACTTTATGCGCCGGGAATTAAACCTGTCTAACTCTTCAGTGCTTGGTGCCTGTCAGAAACTCCAGGAGGCTGTTGGCTTACCGAATCTGGCACCGCGCTATGCCATTGATGCTCCTGCTGACGCGCCTGATGGCTCAAGCCGCCCCACGCTGTCGCTGAGTGCACTGCTGAAACAGTATGGTATCCGCCTGACGGCTAATCAGGCATATCACCAGATGGCGAAGCTGGGGATCGTTGAACAACGCGAACGATACAGCCGTACCGCGATTAACAACATCAAAAAATTCTGGTCGCTGACAGCGAAAGGCTGCATGTTCGGCAAGAACATCACCAGTCCCGCAAATCCGCGCGAGACGCAGCCGCATTTCTTCGAATCCCGATTCCCTGAGCTGTTAAAGCTGCTCGATACCGTTCATTGAGGTGACCGTGAGAGCACTACTGACCCCTGAAATTGCCCCGCGTATGGGGATCGTATTGTTCAGGCCCGGTTCAGAGCTGATGCCCCTGTTTATGCAGGGGCGTGTCCTGCTGGAGCCTGAGCCGGAGCATTATTCATCTTTCGCCAGTGGTGCCGTTCCCGCGGCGTCACAACCGCTGGCGGATGATCCTGCCGTTTGGGCCGTGTTCCGCAATGAGGCAGTGATCCGTCGTGCTGGTGGCGTGGAATGTCTTGAAAGCTGGTTACTTCGTGAAAAAGGCTGCCAGTGGCCTCATTCCGACTGGCACAGCGAGAACATGACCACAATGCGACACGCTCCGGGTGCAATCCGTCTGTGCTGGCACTGCGATAACCAGCTGCGCGATCAGTTCACGGAACGGCTGGAATCAATGGCAACGGATAACTGTGCCCGCTGGGTGTTGTCTGTTGTGCGTCGGGATCTCGGTTTTGATGACAGTCACGTTGTGACAATGCCGGAACTGTGCTGGTGGCTGATTCGTAATGACCTGGCGGATGCCTTACCGGAAAGTGCAGCCCGTAAGGCACTGAGATTACCGAAGCCTGTTGTGCCGTCTGTCACCCGGGAAAGTGACCTTGTGCCTTCGGTTCCTGCTACCAGCATCATCCAGGATAAGGCGAAAAAGGTGCTGGCGCTGAAAGTGGATCCGGAGTCGCCGGAGTCTTTTATGTTACGCCCAAAACGTCGCCGCTGGGTTAATGAAAAGTACACGCGCTGGGTTAAGACACAGCCGTGTGCATGTTGTGGAAAGCCTGCTGATGATCCCCACCACCTGATAGGTCACGGTCAGGGTGGAATGGGTACAAAAGCGCATGACCTCTTTGTGTTGCCTTTGTGCAGAAAGCATCACGACGAGCTGCATGCAGATACCGTGGCATTTGAAGAGATGTATGGCTCCCAGCTGGAGCTGATATTTCGTTTTATCGATCGTGCGCTGGCAATTGGCGTGCTGGCCTGATTTTGTGGAGAAAGTTGATGCGTGATATGTATGAAGTTTTGGACCGCTGGGGGGCATGGGCTGCTGCAGAAAACAGTGGTGTGGACTGGCAACCGGTAGCTGCTGGCTTCAAGCGGCTTTTACCTCATGGCAGAAAGTCCCGGATTCAGTGCGATGATGATGAGGGCATCATAATAGACGGTTGTGTCGCTAGGTTGCGTAAATACAAGCCGGCAGAGTATGAGCTGATAATTGCTCACTTTGTTGTTGGCATTTCGCTCCGTACAATTGCAAAGAAGCGGAAATGTTCAGACGGAACAGTTCGAAAAGATATGCAAACAGCTATGGGGTTTATTGATGGATGCTTGTCATTTTTTTATTTAATACAATGAGTTAAGTGCTATGTAAAATCATTCTACTTTCCCAACTTTTATGTGTATATAATACCAGGGTAAAGTAACGGAGAATCTTGTGAACATTCAAGCAGTAGACATTTTTTGTGGCGCAGGGGGCTTAACTTTTGGGCTAAAAAAAGCCGGGATTGAAGTTTCTCATGGCATTGATATTGATGAGTCCTGCCGTTTCGCTATTGAGAGCAATAATCCCTTAACGAAGTTCATTAACCAGTCAGTTACTGAACTGCAATCCAGCGATGTGTCTGCTATGTTCAAGGAAGGAAATATTAGATTACTTGCAGGCTGTGCCCCTTGCCAACCGTTTTCCAAGTATCGTAATCCAAATAGCAGAAAAGATGATACAAAGTGGCGTCTTTTATCTGAGTTTCAGAGGATTGTAAGTGATGTCATGCCAGAGCTTGTGACTATGGAAAATGTTCCTCAACTTAGAAATCATAAGGTTTTTGAAGAGTTTGTTAGTGTATTAAAGACTCTTGGGTATCATCTGTGGTACGACGTTGTAAAATGTTCCGAGTATGGCTTGCCTCAAAATAGACGTAGATTAATTCTAATTGGGTCCATATTGGGGCCAATCAGCCTTGATCAAAAAAAAGTAAGCCGTAAAGTTACAGTAAAGGATGCTATTGGTCAGTTGCCAAAAATAGGTGCAGGGGAGAAACTCGAAAGTGATCCATTGCATCGTTCGCCTAAATTAAGGGATATTAACCTTAAACGAATCTTGCACTCTTTACCAGGTGGTACGTGGGATGATTGGCCTGAAGAAATTAGAGCGGATTGCCATAAAAAGCATTCAGGTGCTACCTATAAAAGTGTTTATGGACGGATGGTTTGGGACGATACTAGTCCTACAATAACTACCCAATGTTATGGATATGGTAATGGGCGATTCGGACATCCTGAGCAAAATAGAGCAATAACTTTGCGTGAAGCTGCTATTTTACAATCTTTTCCTATGGATTATAAATTTATTGGAAAAAATACGCCTTTTTCATTCCAAAAGTTAGGAACGATGATTGGTAATGCTGTTCCCCCTATAATTGGCCAAGTAATAGGGAGAACGTTTGTTAGGCATGTTGAGGGGATAAATATCCGTTAGAGATAATATAATCTTCAGTTGAGTTTATTAATAAACGAAGATATAGATCAACTCTCTCTGCTCTAGACTTAACTTCTTCTAAGGGGTCAATTTGCCCCTTTTTAGAGAAGCTAGTACTTCCATGCGCGAGTTCGTTTCTGATATCCTTAAGCAAGTCTAAGTCAATACCATTTCTACATTCAGGTGAGTTTGCGATAGTTATTCCGTAAGCCTGCGTTATTTTGTGTAATACAGGCTTGCAAACATTACCATTGAATTCTTTACGAATATTCAATGAGGCTGAAATTATTCTTTTGGAAATGTCAGTGCCTATCTTTTTATAAAGGGATTGCCCTGTTTCATTATCTGAAACAATTCTATGTAATATATTTACTTGAAGCTTCTCCCTGAGTGATGCGTAATTCACCTCATTATCTTGTAAATGATCATAAATTGACTCGATGCAACCTCTGGCAGTATTTTCAACTTGATTATATAGCATCATATGAACGGATGATTTTAAAATATTTACCCTTAGGATATTAGATTCTATTTCATCTTGATGCGCTTGCGGATCTAACTGCTGAGTATGAATCTCTATAGATGATGCAAGAGAAAGCAGTTCCATAATGTCTCTTGCTCTTTCTTCATATTCATCTCGTAAATCAATTAGACTCATTTTTAAATCCCTAACAACTTATTTTTAACGTAAAAGATTCTGTTTTTTAGCTGGCTGGTATTGTTTGCACTATCAGCAGTAACAAGTGTTTCAAATTCCTCTTCAAATAGCCATTCACCTACAGGTACGGCTGGACTCTGGAGTTGTGGGTTAGTTTTTAATGCAAGTGCAGTTCCCACGGCAATGGCTTCGTATCTGGCTCGTGGGGTGGTTTTACTTGTTGCGGTCTTTTTAAAGCCAATAGGGAAATGGGTAGCAACAAAAGCAAGCATCATTTCAAAATCATGTTTAAAATTATCAACATCTTGTTGAGTAGTCACAGCTGCTGCTTGTTCATTTAAATAATTATCAATAAAGGGACGGACAAATCCCTTATAGTTTTCTAAATCATTTAAATATGCAAAAAATCTCAAAACTAACTCACGATGATCGCCATTCGACCGTTTCCGGTCTGATAATGGAGCTAGTTGGGAAAAAAGTGAGTTTGTTGAGCATGGGGTCACAACATCTTTATAGAACATTGAGGTAGCAGCATCTGAGCCATGCCTCACTTCCATCGCTTCTAATCTTTTAACACCTGAGTTGATCCTTTCAAATAAATCTCTTCTATGTTGTTCCTCAACATCACCTTTCAACTCAATAAATCTTAGTGAAGCTCTTAAAAATCTTCTTTGGCGGCTAGCTAAAAGATCTGAAAATTTGAAACCTTCTAAACTTTTAAGCTCTTTCAAATCCTTTAACTCAAATTGATCGTTCCAAAAATAATAAATAGAGCGTATCCGTTGTGAACCATCAATGATTTCTACCCTACCATCTAATTCAGGGTCTTCATTAAATACATCAGCAATGTAAAGGTAAGGTATTGGAAAGTCTAATAGAATACTTTCTATAAAGCGAGAGGCTGTTTTTGTATCCCACTTGTAATCACGTTGATAATCTGGAATAAAAAGCTCGTTTTTGTCATTTTCAATATTATCACCATACTTTTGAATAATGACTTCAACGGTCCACTCACGTACATTGTATCCAATGTTTCTCTGAGCGAGTCTGATTTCATTGTCAGCGGAAGCGGTTAAAGCTGCAATTTCAGCCTTTTTTCTGTTCTTAGCGTGTTCATCTTGTATCTGAGCAAGCTCTTCTTTGAGTTCTTTGAGTGTAGTCATGTTTTCGTTCCTTTAATTGAAAGTTGATTGTAAGAAAACTATAACGCGTACGCAAAAAGTATTGTATTGTGTTAAGAGTGGTTACTTCGCCACACAACTTAAACCCGCCGTCGAGCGGGTTTTTTTGTACCTGTAAACCTGGTGCAGTACGGTAAACACGCTGGTGGTCGTGAATACTGACTTTTTATCTTGCTGGCTTTTTAGACAAGAGTTATTGGTATGTCATGTTAACCAGAAGGAAAAAAGACATGCTAAAACAGCAAGATATGACAGAAACGGCGAAAGTTGTTTTTAATGAATTAAGCATCGAACCGGCAACAGTCGGGGAGATTGCACAAAACACATATCTTTCACGCGAACGCTGTCAGTTAATACTGACCCAGTTGGTTATGGCGGGGCTGGCAGATTACCAGTTCGGCTGTTACAGACGCCTTCAGCAATGAAGGACTTTTAATTTGTGAAAATGGGCGGCTGGTGGGTGTTGGTAGCACCTGCCAGCCATTCGCTCATGCTTACTGGTCACAAGCGAACCACGGCCCACTGCTTTAGCGCAAAAGCAGAGTGAGCCTACCAGAGTTACGCTTACTGATCCATGAAAAATACTGTAAAAATAAACAGTGTTGATTTAATCAACGCTGATTGCCTGCATTTTATTCAGTCCCTGCCTGATGATTCCATTGACCTGATTGTTACCGATCCGCCTTACTTCAAGGTGAAACCCAACGGTTGGGACAATCAGTGGAAAGGGGACGAAGATTACCTTAAGTGGCTGGACCACTGTCTGGCCCAGTTCTGGCGGGTGTTGAAACCTGCCGGAAGCCTTTACCTGTTCTGTGGGCATCGCCTGGCATCTGATATTGAGATCATGATGCGTGAACGTTTCAACGTGCTTAACCATATCATCTGGGCGAAGCCGTCCGGACGTTGGAATGGGTGTAATAAAGAAAGTCTGCGCGCATATTTTCCTGCCACAGAGCGCGTTCTGTTTGCTGAACATTACCAGGGGCCATATCGCGGCAAAAGTGACGGCTATGCGGCAAAAGAAAGGGAACTCAAACAGCACATAATGGCACCGCTGATATCGTATTTCAGGGATGCTCGTGCCGAACTGGGTATAACGGCAAAACAAATTGCCGAAGCCACAGGTAAGAAAAATATGGTTTCCCACTGGTTTGGTGCCAGTCAGTGGCAGTTGCCGAATGAGGCTGACTATCGGAAGTTACAGGCACTGTTTTCCCGTATAGCGGCAGAGAAGTTTCAGGAACAACAACTGGAACAACCACACCACCAGCTGGTGGCATCTTATGATTCACTGAATCGCAAATATTCTGAATTGCTGGATGAGTTTAAATCTCTCCGGCGCTATTTCTCCGTATCAGTCTCCGTGCCTTATACCGATGTCTGGATGCATAAACCCGTTCAGTTCTACCCGGGTAAACATCCGTGTGAGAAACCGGCGGATATGCTCAGGCAAATAATCAATGCCAGTAGTCGACCTGGTGATCTGGTTGCTGATTTTTTTATGGGATCCGGTTCCACAATAAAAGCAGCAATGGCGCTGGGGCGTCGGGCCTTAGGTGTTGAGCTTGAGTCAGAGCGGTTTAACCAGACAGTGAAAGAGATAAACGAGCTGGTGGGGAAATAATCTGGTGGCCACGTCAGGTGGCCTTTTTATTTCCATTACACAGCACCCGCATCTGCGAGGTGGGGTTATGAAATCCATGGATAAGTTAACAACGGGTGTCGCCTATGGCACCTCAGCAGGTAGTGCCGGGTACTGGTTTTTACAGTTGCTCGATAAAGTCACGCCCTCACAGTGGGCGGCAATAGGTGTGCTGGGTAGTCTGGTATTTGGCCTGCTGACGTACCTGACAAACCTTTATTTCAAGATTAAAGAAGATAAGCGCAAGGCTGCGAGAGGTGAATAATGCCTCCATCATTACGAAAAGCAGTTGCTGCTGCTATTGGTGGCGGAGCAATTGCTATAGCATCAGTGTTAATCACTGGCCCAAGTGGTGACGATGGCCTGGAAGGTGTCAGCTACATACCATACAAAGATATCGTTGGCGTATGGACTGTATGTCACGGACACACCGGAAAAGACATCATGCTCGGTAAAACGTATACCGAAGCAGAATGCAAAGCCCTCCTGAATAAAGACCTTGCCACGGTCGCCAGACAAATTAACCCGTACATCAAAGTCGATATACCGGAAACAACGCGCGGCGCTCTTTACTCGTTCGTCTACAACGTGGGTGCTGGCAATTTCAGAACATCGACGCTTCTTCGCAAAATAAACCAGGGCGATATCAAAGGCGCATGTGACCAGCTACGTCGCTGGACATACGCTGGCGGTAAGCAATGGAAAGGCCTGATGACTCGTCGTGAGATTGAGCGTGAAGTCTGTTTGTGGGGGCAACAATGAGCAGAGTAACCGCGATTATCTCCGCTCTGGTTATCTGCATCATCGTCTGCCTGTCGTGGGCGGTCAATCATTACCGTGATAACGCCATCGCCTACAAAGAACAGCGAGATAAAAAAGTCAGTGAGCTGAAGCAGGCGACCGCCACCATTACTGACATGCAGCAGCGCCAGCGTTCTGCTGATGCACTCGATGCTAAATACACGAAGGAGTTAGCTGATGCGAAAGCTGAAAATGATGCTCTTCGGCGCAAGCTTGATAATGGTGGTCGGGTGTTCGTCAAAGGAAAATGCCCTGTGCCATCCTCAGCCGAAACCTCCAGCGCCTCCGGCATGGGCAATGATGCCACCGTCGAACTCTCTCCAGTTGCTGGACGAAACGTTCTCGGTATCCGGGACGGAATCATCAGCGACCAAACAGCACTGAGAACGCTTCAGGAATACATCAGGACGCAATGCCTTCGATGATAGCGATAATTTTACTTATCATCCTTCACATCTGGCTCTGTAGACAGGGTGGTGATCACTTCTGGAGTGAATCCAGATTAAACATCTCATTGCTGATGCTTGATATTGAGCATCTTGCGCGCGGTAAGGGGCTGCGTTGAGATAAGAGCCAGTCATTACAAATACCAGGATTTAGCCTCGTATTCGCGGGGCTTTTTATTGCCATTACAAAAGCCACTCCCTACAGAGTGGCTTTGATAATGGCTTATACCCTACACGGGATAGCTTAACTGATATCCCTTTTAACGGATAAAGGTATTCAAGCCTGACACATCATGCGCTGTATCGTCGCCGTATTCCCGTATTAACAGAGACCGTAGCCCGACGGGGAACTCCTTCTGCGCGAGTGTGCGGGAATAATCAAAAACGATGCACACCGGGTTTTTACCGCGTTTATGGTTCGCGGGTTTGTCCCTCATGCTCGCCAGTCCTGTGCGGGGGTGGAAGAAACAGGACACTTACACAGATTCTTGTGGGCACGATGCTATGCCTTTCTGGATTATCCCGATGCCATTCATGCAAGGCGTTGTATCAGACGTTCGTCAGAGCTGTCAGGCTGACGGGTCCTCCCGGTGGGGTGGCCTGCCACGGGGCGGGAGCGTCGCGGAAAAAGGCTAGTTTTTGAAATTTCATTCGTCATCACCACCACTGTAATTGATTGATATTACAGTGATTTTATTTTTATGGTGTCGATTCTGATTGTTTTTTGTTCATCACTAACACCGTTTGCCTAAAGTTGTTCGCAAGATGCATGTTTAAAACATTCTGGAGCGGGTATGGATCGAGAGTTAAAAAATCTGACGCTGAATATCAGTCAACTGGCGGCATTGTCAGGTGTACATCGCCAGACTGCTGCGGCAAGGCTGCAAAATCTACCCGTTGCAGGGGGGCATGAAAGCAACCTCAAGCTTTATCGGGTGGTTGATATTGTGTCGGCATTTCTGGCATTACCACCGCCGGTTGCAGAAGGCGAAATGGACGCGCATGAGCGCAAAGCCTGGTATCAGTCTGAACGTGAGCGTCTTAAGTTCGAACAGGAAACGGCACAACTCATTCCGGCCAGTGATGTCAGACGGGAGTTTGCCATCTGGGCAAAAGCGGTCGTGCAGGTGCTGGAGACATTACCGGATATTCTTGAACGTGACTGCGGTCTGCAGCCTGCCGCTGTGAGCCGTGTTCAGTCCATTATTGATGATCTTCGCGATCAGATAGCCCTGCGGGTGACTGAAGCAGGTGCGGATGATGAGGAGGAATTACAGCAGGAGGAGTAATGCTGAATCAGGAAACCGCAAAGGCAGCACGAACCGATTCAGGTTATATCCTTCGCGCACCGAGACGAATGCGGGTTGCTGATGCCGTTGCTCAGTATATGCGGGTGCCCATGGGGGCAGGGAACTCAGTCCCGTGGGATCCGCTGGTGGCACCGTATGTTATTGAGCCTATGAACTGCCTGGCCTCGCGTGAATACGACGCAGTGATATTTGTTGGCCCGGCACGAACCGGCAAGACTATCGGCCTGATTGACGGCTGGGTGATTTACAACGTGATTTGCGATCCTGCTGATATGCTGATTATTCAGATGACGGAGGAAAAAGCCCGCGAACACTCCAAAAAACGACTCGCCAGAACGTTTCGCGTCAGCCCGGAAGTGGTCAGTCGCCTGAGTCCGAACAAAAATGACAACAACGTTTATGACAGAACATTCCTTGCTGGTAACTACCTGAAAATCGGCTGGCCGTCAGTCAATATCATGTCCTCATCAGATTATAAATGCGTCGCGCTGACGGATTATGATCGTTTTCCGGAAGATATTGATGGCGAGGGGGATGCTTTCTCTCTTGCCTCAAAACGTACCACAACATTTATGTCCAGTGGTATGACGCTGGTGGAGAGTTCCCCCGGCAGGGATGTGAAGGATGTGAAATGGCGACGGACTTCACCGCATGAGGCTCCACCAACCACGGGGATACTGTCGCTCTATAACCGTGGCGATCGCCGTCGCTGGTACTGGCCCTGTCCACACTGTGGTGAGTATTTTCAGCCCTGCGGCGATGTGGTTGCTGGTTTCCGTGATATTGCCGATCCCGTTCTGGCAAGTGAGGCGGCTTATATTCAGTGTCCTTCCTGTTCAGGACGGATTATGCCTGAACAAAAACGTGAGCTGAACGGACGTGGGGTCTGGTTGCGGGATGGTGAATCCATCAATGCGGATGGCAGTCGTTATGGTGATCCCCGACGCTCACGTATTGCGTCATTCTGGATGGAGGGGCCGGCAGCTGCTTACCAGACACTCTCGCAACTCGTTTACAAACTGCTTACTGCAGAACAGGAATACGAGACAACCGGAAGTGAAGAAACACTCAAGACGGTTATCAATACCGACTGGGGATTACCTTATCTTCCCCGCGCCAGCATGGAGCAACGAAAAAGTGAACTGCTTGAGCAGCGGGCAGAGCCAGTTCCTTCCCGCAGTGTGCCGGATGGCGTTAATTTTCTTGTGGCGACAGTGGATGTGCAGGCGGGACGTCATCGCCGTTTTGTGGTTCAGGTAACGGGCTATGGCAGCCGTGGCGAACGCTGGATTATTGATCGTTACAACATCACGCAGTCATTGCGCGGTGACTGCGACGGGGAGAGCCAGCGAATTGATCCGGCCAGCTACCCGGAAGACTGGGATGTCCTGCTGACGGATGTTTTTCATAAAAGCTGGCCGCTGGCCTCCGATCCTTCTCAACAAATGCGACTGATGGCAATGGCGGTGGACTCCGGCGGTGAAGACGGGGTCACTGATAATGCCTATAAATTCTGGCGTCGTTGCCGTCGTGATGGCCTTGGTAAACGTATTTACCTGTTTAAGGGTGACAGCATCCGGCGCGCAAAACTGATCAGCCGTACATTCCCTGATAACACCGGACGAACGGGCCGCCGGGCGCAGGCCGCAGGTGATGTGCCGCTCTGGCTTCTTCAGACGGATGCCCTGAAAGACCGGGTGAATAACGCGTTATGGCGTGACTCGCCAGGTCCCGGCTATGTGCATTTCCCTGACTGGCTGGGGAGCTGGTTTTACGACGAACTGACGTATGAAGAGCGGAGCAGTGACGGGAAATGGAGTAAGCCGGGTCGCGGTGCCAACGAAGCTTTTGACCTGATGGTGTATGCCGAGGCTCTGGTCATTCTGCATGGATACGAAAAGATCCGCTGGCCGGATGCACCGGAGTGGGCGAGCCGGGAAACCTGGCTGGAGTGTGTCCCGGACAGTACCGAACCGTCACCCTCACCGGAACCGGTATCCACGCCTGTTAAAAAACAAAAACGGAAGAAAACAGTAACTGACGATGTTAACCCCTGGCTGACTTCCGGAGGATGGTTATGAACCAGAATGATATCGAAGCCATGATTCAGCGTTATACGGAAGCTGAAATGGCGGTGCTGGACGGAAAATCCGTCACCTTTAATGGTCAGCAGATGACCATGGAAAACTTATCTGAGATCCGGCAGGGACGGCAGGAGTGGGAGCGCCGCCTTGCGGCTCTGATTACACGACGACGGGGGCATCCCGGGTACCGGCTGGCGAGGTTCTGATGGCAATTCTTGATGATGTGATTGGCGTTTTTTCACCAGGATGGAAAGCGGCAAGGCTGCGTTCCCGGGCGGTGATCCAGGCTTATGAGGCCGTAAAAACGACGCGGACACACAAAGCCCGGCGGGAAAACCGAACTGCCGACCAGTTAAGCCAGTACGGGGCCGTGTCGTTACGTGAGCAGGCCCGTTACCTTGATAACAACCACGATCTGGTCATTGGTGTATTTGACAAGCTGGAAGAACGGGTGGTGGGGAAAAACGGGATTATTGTCGAGCCACATCCGGTATTACGCAATGGGGCCATTGCCCGTGATCTGGCTGCGGAGATTCGCACCCGATGGAGTGAATGGTCTGTCAGCCCGGAAGTCACCGGGCAGTTTACCCGTCCGATGCTGGAACGTCTGATGCTGCGTACCTGGCTGCGCGATGGTGAGGTGTTTGCCCAGATGGTTTCCGGGCGCATAAACAGCCTGACGCCTTCTGCCGGTGTTCATTTCTGGCTGGAGGCGCTCGAGCCGGACTTTATTCCCATGACCAGTGATGAGAGCAACAGGCTGAATCAGGGCGTGTTTGTTGATGACTGGGGGCGTCCCGAAAAATATCTGGTGTATAAAAGCCGTCCCGTATCCGGACGGCAGATGGAAACCAAAGAAGTGGATGCAGAGCGAATGCTGCATCTTAAATTTGTTCGCCGTCTGCACCAGATGCGCGGGACGTCTTTATTGTCCGGTGTGCTGATCCGCCTCAGTGCTCTGAAAGAGTATGAAGATTCTGAGCTGACTGCAGCAAGGATCGCCGCTGCTCTGGGGATGTACATCCGGAAAGGCGACGGGCAGAGCTATGAAGCGGATGGTAATGGCAGCAAGGATAAGGAACGCGAGCTTACCATTCAGCCAGGCATTATTTACGATGATCTGAAACCCGGCGAAGAAATCGGAATGGTGAAGTCGGATCGCCCCAATCCTAACCTTGAAACTTTTCGTAATGGTCAGTTGCGTGCCGTGGCGGCGGGCAGTCGTCTGAGTTTTTCCAGTACAGCGCGCAACTATAACGGCACTTACAGCGCCCAGCGTCAGGAGCTGGTTGAATCCACTGATGGCTACCTGATCCTGCAGGACTGGTTTATTGGTGCCGTCACCCGTCCGATGTATCGTGCCTGGCTGAAACAGGCTGTGGCATCCGGTGTTATCAGGCTACCCCGCGATCTTGACCGTTCTTCACTGTATACCGCGGTGTATTCCGGACCGGTGATGCCGTGGATTGACCCTGTTAAGGAGGCTGAGGCCTGGAAAATCCAGATTCGTGGTGGAGCGGCGACAGAATCAGACTGGGTACGTGCTGGTGGTCGTAATCCGGATGATGTCAAACGTCGGCGCAAGGCCGAAATTGATGAAAACCGCAAACTGGATCTGGTATTTGATACCGATCCGGCCAGTGATAAAGGAGGCAGCAGTGCCGCAACGAAACGACAGGAGCCGCAGCACACCGACGACCAGTCCGAAGAATAATTCCTGGTTCAGGATGCAGGCTGGTCACCAGAGTGACGCGGATATTTATATTTATGACGAGATTGGTTTCTGGGGTGTTACAGCGAAGCAGTTTATCAGTGATCTGAATGCACTGGGCGATATCACCCACATTAATCTCCATATTAATTCACCGGGTGGCGATGTCTTTGAAGGCATCGCCATTTTTAATGCGCTGAAAACACATGGTGCGTCCATTACCGTTTATGTCGACGGTGTGGCGGCGTCAATGGCGTCGGTCATTGCGATGGTGGGAAACCCGGTCATTATGCCGGAAAACACCTTCATGATGATTCATAAACCATTTGGCTTTACGGGCGGTGATGCGGAGGACATGCGCACCTATGCCGACCTGCTCGATAAAGTTGAGGCGGTTCTGTTACCCGCTTATGCACAGAAAACCGGGAAAACCACCGATGAAATTGCTGCCATGCTGGCGGATGAGACCTGGATGTCCGGTGCCGAATGTCTGGCACATGGATTTGCTGATCAGGTAACGCCAGCCGTTAAGGCAATGGCATGTATTCAGTCAAAACGTACAGAGGAATTTAAAAAGATGCCGGAATCCATTCGAAACATGATTACTCCGCCACGCAACAGTGCTCCACGCGTACAGGATGATGAACCTGCAGCCTCCCGGACGCCAGTGCAGGCAGCAGCACCCGTGGTGGATGAAAACAGTATCCGTGCGCAGGTACTGGCAGAGCAAAAAGCGCGTGTAAACGGTATTAATGATCTGTTTGCCATGTTTGGCGGGCGTTATCAGACGCTGCAGGCCCAGTGTCTTGCCGATCCTGAATGTTCGCTGGAGCAGGCCCGCGAAAAGTTGTTGAACGAGATGGGGCGCGAGTCCACGCCATCCAATAAAAATACCCCGGCTCATATTTATGCCGGTAACGGTAATTTTGTGGGGGACGGGATCCGCCAGGCGCTGATGGCGCGTGCCGGATTTGAAAAAACCGAACGTGATAATGTCTACAACGGGATGACCCTGCGTGAATATGCCCGTATGTCACTGACTGAACGGGGTATTGGGGTTTCCGGTTATAACCCGATGCAGATGGTCGGTGCGGCGTTCACACACAGTACGTCTGACTTCGGTAATATTCTGCTGGATGTTGCGAACAAAGCCATTCTGCAGGGCTGGGAAGATGCCCCTGAAACCTATGAACAGTGGACGCGGAAAGGTCAGTTGTCTGATTTTAAAATTGCCCATCGTGTGGGTATGGGGGGCTTCAGTGCTCTGCGTCAGGTGCGTGAAGGGGCGGAATATAAATACGTCACCACCGGAGATAAACAGGCCACTATTGCACTGGCGACCTATGGCGAGCTGTTCAGTATCACCCGTCAGGCCATTATCAATGATGATCTGAATATGCTGACCGATGTCCCGATGAAGCTGGGCCGTGCGGCGAAATCCACTATTGCCGATCTGGTTTATGCCATTCTGACGTCTAACCCGAAAATCTCCACAGATAATGTAAGTCTGTTCGATAAAGCGAAACATGCAAACGTACTGGAGAGCGCTGCAATGGACGTGGCATCGCTGGATAAAGCCCGCCAGTTGATGCGCGTTCAGAAAGAGGGGGAGCGTCATCTGAATATTCGTCCTGCGTTCGTACTGGTACCGACGGCGATGGAGTCTGTTGCTAACCAGGTCATTCGCTCCTCAAGTGTCAAGGGGGCTGACATTAACGCCGGTATTATTAACCCGGTGAAAGATTTTGCGACCGTTATTGCAGAGCCTCGTCTTGATGATAACAGCCAGACCACCTTCTACCTGGCTGCGTCAAAAGGCTCCGATACGATTGAAGTGGCTTATCTCAACGGTGTGGATACGCCATATATTGATCAGATGGAGGGCTTCAGTGTGGATGGCGTGACAACGAAAGTGCGTATTGACGCCGGTGTCGCGCCAGTTGATCACCGCGGTCTGGTGAAATGTACGGCGTAAACGTCGCAGACAACAACTCTGATGGCCCGTAAGGGCTTTTTTTGTACCTGAAATCAGCCCCTGAACGGGGCTGTGCGGAGACAGTTATGGCAAAGAATTTTGTAGAAGAAGGAAAAACGGTGGCGATTGTTGCCAGTGCAGCCATCAGCAGCGGAGATCTGGTGCAGGTGGGTGATGTTTTTGCGGTGGCGCTGACCGATATTCCACAGGGTGAAACAGGCGACGGCATGACCGAAGGTGTGTTTATGCTGCCTAAGCTGAAAACGGATGACATGAAAACGGGTAAGAAGGTTTATCTGAAGTCCGGAAAAGTTCAGCTGACTAACAGCGGCTCTGATCCGCTGGTCGGGGTTGTCTGGGCAGATGCCGGAACCAGTGCAGAAGAAGTGCCGGTAAAACTCAATGTCTGATCCCTTTTCCCGGCTGGCAGCGCGTATGGATGCGATCACGGTCAGAAAGATGGGAAAGACAGCCTCGATTAATGATGCCGATATGACTGTGATCCCGGGAGAAACACTGGCAGAGCTGAATGCTCTGTCCGGACCTGCGGTCTCTCTGGTGGTGTTTTCTTCGGGATACCGCCCACGGCGCGGGGATCGCGTTGTTTATGACGGACAACAATGGACGGTCACACGGCATGAACGTTTTAACGGTAAGCCAATGATCTTTATTGAGTAAAGAGGTGTGGGATGAAGGGGCTTGAGAATGCCATCCGTAATCTGAACAGCCTTGATACCCGTATGGTGCCACAGGCCAGCGCATGGGCGATAAACCGTGTGGCACAGAAAGCGGTCTCGGTCGCCACCCGGCAGGTTGCCGGGAATACCGTTGCGGGAGATAACCAGGTGAAAGGGATCCCCCTGAAACTGGTACGTCAGCGTGTCCGGGTGTTTAAAGCCAGTCCGTCAGGAAAAATGACGGCCAGGATCCGCGTTAACCGGGGCAATCTGCCCGCTATTAAGCTGGGGACAGCCCGGGTCAGACTGGCCCGGCGTGGTGGAAAACTGCAGTACCGTGGCAGTGTGCTGAAGGTGGGTAAATATCTTTTCCGGGATGCGTTTATTCAGCAACTGGCGAATGGTCGCTGGCATGTGATGCGGCGTATTGATGGCAAAAATCGTTACCCCATTGATGTGGTGAAAATCCCGCTGTCCGGACCGCTGACACAGGCATTTGAAGATGCCCGCGACCGCATCATTGCTGCGGAAATGCCGAAACAGCTGGGGTATGCACTGAAACAACAACTGAGGTTATGGCTGACCCGATGAACCGACATACACAAATCCGCCAGGCCGTACTGGCACGCCTTCGGGAACAGTGTGGAGACAGCGCCACGTTTTTTGACGGGCTTCCGGCATTTATTGATGCGCAGGAACTGCCTGCCGTGGCGGTGTGGCTGAGTGATGCTCAGTACACCGGAAAAATGACGGATGAAGATGACTGGCAGGCTGTTCTGCATATTGCTGTCTTCATCCGGGCACAGGCACCGGATTCAGAGCTGGATATGTGGATGGAGAGCACCATTTTCCCGGCTCTGAATGATATACCGGCACTTTCCGGACTCATCGACACCCTGATCCCTCTCGGTTTTAACTATCAACGTGATAATGAGATGGCCACCTGGGCGATGGCGGAAATCACGTACCAGATCACGTACACGAATTAAAGGAGGTGGCAATGACCACACCAAATCCACTGGCAAAAACGAAAGGTGCGGGAACGACGTTCTGGATGTACACCGGCAAGGGCGATGCGTTTGCGAACCCTTTATCGGACACTGACTGGCTGCGTCTTGCGATGGTGAAGGATCTGCAGCCTGGCGAAATGACCGCTGATGCAGAAGATGACACTTATCTCGATGATGAAGATGCAGACTGGAAAACGACAACCCAGGGGCAGAAATCCGTCGGTGATACTTCGGCGACGCTGGCCTGGCGTCCGGGTGACAGCGGGCAGAAAAAACTGGTTCAGTTGTTCGACTCCGGTGAAGTCTGCGCGTTTCGTATCAAATATCCCAACGGTACTGTTGATGTTTTCCGTGGCTGGCTGAGTTCACTGGGTAAAACCATTGCCTCAAAAGACGTGATGACCCGCACAGTGAAAATCAGCGGTGTGGGGCGTCCGTATCTGGCAGAAGAAGGCACTGAAACCGTGGGCGTTACCGGGCTGACGGTGGCACCGGCATCTGCCAGTGTAAAAGTGGGAGCAACCACCACGCTGACCTTTACAGTAAAACCTGACGGAGCCAGTGACAAAGCGATCAGTGTGCATTCGACAGATCCACAGACTGCCACGGTGACCCTGAACGGGCTTGTGGCCACGGTGAAAGGCGTGAAGCAGGGCAGTGTCAGCATTGTGGGCATGACTTCTGACGGCGATTTTGTGGCAGTGACTACGGTGGCTGTCAGCGCCGCAGGTTAACAGGACGATACTCATCATTTGCCCCGGTTATCCGGGGCTTTTTTGCAGGTGGAGAACATGATGTTTCTGAAACAGGGCACGTTTAATTATGAAAAGCAGTCCGTGGTGCTCAGTGAGCTGTCCGGGCTGCAGAGAATTGAATATCTGGCGTTTGTTCAGCAGCGAACGGCAAAGTTTGATGCCGAAGAGGGAGAACTGCCGGAGGCTGAACGACAGATTGCTTTTCTGCGGATGGGGATGGATATCAATGCCTGGCTGGTTTCCCGCTCACTGTGGAATGCGGATCAGTCTAAGGATGTAGAGACGCTTTGCGCATCCGTTATTACAACATGGTCGTATGATGCCCTGGGGGCGGGGGCGGAGATGGTTCTGTCGCTGAGCGGTATGGGGACCATTGATAATGCCGGGGATGATGAGCATGAGGCGCTGACGCCGGAAAAGTCCTGACGCGGGAAATGCAGTTTGTCATGCGGCTTGCCCGGGAGTTCCGGCGGGCAGACTGGCGGCGGATGCTGTCGGAAATGTCGGCCACTGAGCTTGGTGAGTGGGGCGATTATTTCCGGATGCAGAGCTTCAGTGATGTGTGGATGGATGCGCAGTTTGCCTCGCTGAAGGCATTGATCGTGAGAATGGTGTCCGGCAGTAGTGATGCTGCGGTGGCTGATTTCAGCCTTTTACCGGAAGAGAACGGGATACCGGAGCGAACGGACGAAGAACTGATGCATCTTGGGGAAGGTATTTCCGGAGGTGTGCGTTATGGACCAGATAGCCAACCTGGTCATTGATTTGGGGATTGATGCGGCAGAGTTTAAAAATGAAATCCCCCGTATCAAAAACCTTCTGAATGGTGCAGCCAGCGATGCAGAACGGTCTTCTGCCCGTATGCAGCGTTTTATGGAGCGTCAGACTCAGGCCGCCCGGCAGACAACGCAGGCGGCTTCTTCGGCTGCAACAGCCGCATCCGTCCATGCGCAGACGGTGGAGAAGAACGCACAGGCTCATGAACGCATGGCCCGCGAGGTGGAGAAAACCCGCCAGCGCATGGAGGCACTGAGCCAGAAAATGCGTGAGGAACAGGCGCAGGCCATGGCTCTGGCGGAGGCTCAGGATAAAGCGGCTGCTGCGTTTTATCGTCAGATTGACAGTGTGAAACAGGCCAGTGCGGGGCTGCAGGAATTACAGCGTATTCAGCAGCAGGTCCGACAGGCCAGAAACAGTGGCGGGATTGGTCAGCAGGATTATCTGGCGCTGATTTCTGAGGTTACGGCGAAAACCCGTGTTCTTACACAGGCTGAGGAAGAGGCTACCCGACAGAAAGTGGCGTTTATCCGTCAGCTTAAAGAGCAGGCAACCCGCCAGAATCTTTCATCTTCTGAGTTGCTTCGTGCCAGGGCAGCCCAGCTGGGGGTAAGCAGTGCTGCAGAAGTGTATATCCGCAAAATGGAGCAGGCAGGAAAAGCCACGCATTCGCTGGGTCTGAAAAGTGCAGCAGCCCGCCAGGAGATAGGCGTTCTGATAGGTGAACTGGCCCGTGGCAATTTAGGAGCGCTGAGGGGAACCGGGATAACGCTGGCTAACCGTGCCGGATGGATAGACACACTGATGTCACCGAAAGGCATGATGCTGGGCGGGGTTATTGGCGGTATTGCCGCGGCCGTCTATGGTCTGGGTAAAGCCTGGTATGACGGTCAGAAGGAGGGGGAAGAATTTAACCGCCAGCTGTCACTGACGGGGCATTATGCCGGAGTCACTGCCGGGCAGCTGTGGACGCTCAGTCGTGCTATTTCCGGAAATGGTATCACGCAACATGCTGCAGCCGGTGCGCTGGCTCAGGTGGTGGGGAGTGGTGCATTTCGTGGAAACGATATCGGTATGGTGGCGAGAGCTGCCGCACAGATGGAGCGATCGGTTGGCCAGTCGGTCAGCGATACCATAAATCAGTTTAAGCGGCTGAAGGATGATCCTGTAAATGCCGCGAAGGCTCTGGACAATGAGCTGCATTTTCTTACTGCCACTCAGCTTGAGCAGATACGCGTCCTTGGGGATCAGGGGCGGTCCAGTGATGCGGCACGGATAGCCATGTCTGCACTGGCAGAGGAAACCGGTCGGCGTACTGCGGATATTGATAATAACCTCAATGCGCTGGGCAGTACGCTGAAGTATCTGTCTGATTTATGGAGTCGTTTCTGGGATGCGGCCATGAATATTGGTCGTGAAGACTCGCTGGATGAACAGATTGCCGCTTTACAGGAGAAAGTGTCGCGGGCGAAAAGACTCCCCTGGACGGCATCATCTTCTCAGGTTGAATACGATCAGCAGCGTCTTAACGATCTTCAGGAGAAAAAACGCCAGAAGGATTTGCAGGATGCAAAAGAGCAGGCAGAGCGGAATTATCAGGAGCAACAGAAACGCCGTAATGCTGAAAATGCTGCACTGAACCGGATGAATGAAACGGAAGCAGCACGACATCAGCGTGAAATTGCGCGTATTAATGCCATGCAGTACGCCGATCAGGCTGTCAGGGATGCGGCGATACAACGTGAAAATGAACGTTACGAGAAAGCCCTGGCATCCGGTAAGAAAAAAACACGCGAAACCCGTAATGATGAGGCCACCCGGTTATTGCTGCAGTACAGTCAGCAACAGGCACAGGTGGAAGGACAGATTGCTGCTGCCAGACAGTCAGCAGGCATTGCCACGGAAAGGATGACAGAAGCGCATAAACAGCTTCTGGCTCTGCAGCAGCGCATCAGCGACCTGGACGGGAAAAAACTGACGGCAGATGAAAAGAGTGTGCTGGCCCGTAAAGATGAACTGATTCAGGCACTGACGCTGCTGGATGTAAAACAGCAGGAGCTTCAGAAACAGACGGCACTCAACGAGCTGAAGAAAAAAACAATTCAGCTGACCAGTCAACTGGCTGAAGAAGAGCGCGCTCAGCGTCAGCAACATGACCTGGATATCGCCACGGTGGGTATGGGTGATCAGCAGCGGCAGCGATATCAGGTACAACTGAGTCTTCGCCAGAAATACCAGCAACAGCTGGAGCAGTTGAGGCGGGATAGTGAGCAGAAAGGGACATATAACACGGATGACTACAGAAAGGCCGAGCAGGCGCTGACGGAGAGCCTGAACCGACAACTGAATGAGAATCGCCGTTACTGGCAACAGCTTGAAGTTGTGCAGGGTGACTGGAAAAACGGAGTCCTGCGTGCACTCCAGAATGTCACTGAGAATGCGGATAACACAGCCGGGACAGTGGAACAGTTGTTCACGTCTGCGTTCAGTAGCATGAGTGACTGGCTGGCGACATTCTGTACTACAGGCAAACTCAATTTCAAATCCTTCACCTCTTCTGTGCTGTCAGATATGTCCAGAATCATGGCTCAGATAGCTTTAATGAAAGCGGTAAAAGGCATTGCTTCCGCGCTGCCTTTTGATTTTGTAGCCAATGCTGATGGCGGTGTTTATCAGTCGGCTGATTTGAGTCGCTACAGTGGCACGGTGGTTAACCGTCCGACGTTTTTTGCTTTTGCAAAAGGCGCGGGTGTGATGGGGGAAGCGGGACCTGAAGCCATTCTGCCACTGCGTCGTGATGCTGACGGTAAGCTGGGGGTTGTGGCGGATATTGGTGGTTCAGGTATGGCGATGTTTGCCCCGCAGTACAACATAGAGATCAATAACGATGGCACGAACGGGCAGATAGGTCCGGCTGCTCTGAAGGTGGTTTATGACCTCGGGAAAAAAGCAGCAGCGGACTTTATGCAACAGCAGGCCCGTGATGGTGGTCGGTTAAGTGGAGCATATCGGTAATGGAGACGTTTCACTGGAAAGTGCGCCCGGATATGAATGTGGTATCAGAGCCGAAAGTGGTGACAGTGAAGCTGGGCGATGGTTATGAACAGCGTCGTGCGGCGGGACTGAATAACCAGTTGTCGACTTACAGCGTGACGATACGTGTTCGTAAATGTGAACACCCATCTTTAAAAGCCTTTCTGGAACGGCACGGTGGCGTCCGCGCATTTCAGTGGACGCCACCTTATGACTGGAAGCCGATCAGGGTGGTTTGTCGTAAATGGTCGGCAAGCGTGGGGGCGCTGTGGGTAACCATAACGGCAGATTTTGAACAGGTCGTGGCATAGGAGGCTCTGATGCAGGATATTCCACAGGAAACACATCATGAGACGACACGCCTCACTCAGTCAGCCCAGGTGGTGCTCTGGGAAATCGATCTGACAGTGGTCGGTGGAGAACGTTATTTTTTCTGTAATGAGCAGAACGAAAAAGGTGAGCCGGTCACCTGGCAGGGGCGACAGTATCAGGCGTATCCCATTCAGGGGACGGGATTTGAACTGAACGGCAAGGGCAGTGCTGCCCGTCCGACACTGACGGTTTCTAACCTGCACGGCATGGTCACCGGGATGGCGGAAGACCTGCAGAGTCTGGTCGGAGGAACGGTGGTCCGGCGTAAGGTTTACGCCCGCTTTCTGGATGCGGTGAACTTCGTCAACGGAAACAGCGAAGCCGATCCGGAGCAGGAGGTGATCAGCCGCTGGCGCATCGAGCAGTGCAGCGAACTGAGCGCGGTGAGTGCCTCTTTTGTACTGTCCACGCCGACGGAAACGGACGGTGCCGTTTTTCCGGGACGTATCATGCTGGCCAACACCTGCACCTGGACCTATCGCGGTGATGAGTGCGGTTATCACGGTCCGGCGGTCGCGGATGAATATGATCAGCCGACGTCCGATATCACGAAGGATAAATGCAGCAAATGCCTGAGTGGCTGTAAGTTTCGCAATAATGTCGGCAACTTTGGCAGCTTCCTTTCCATTAACAAACTTTCGCAGTAAATCCCATGACACAGACAGAATCAGCGATTCTGGCGCACGCCCGGCGATGTGCGCCAGCGGAGTCGTGCGGCTTCGTGGTGAGAACGCCGGAGGGGGAAAGATATTTTCCCTGCGTGAATATCTCCGGTGAGCCGGAGGATTATTTCCGGATGGCTCCGGAGGACTGGCTGCAGACAGAAATGCAGGGTGAGATTGTGGCGCTGGTCCACAGCCACCCCGGTGGTCTGCCCTGGCTGAGTGAGGCCGACCGGCGGCTGCAGGTGCAGAGTGATTTGCCGTGGTGGCTGGTTTGCCGGGGGGCGATTCACAAGTTCCGCTGTGTGCCACATCTTTCCGGGCGGCGCTTTGAGCACGGGGTGACGGACTGTTACACGCTGTTCCGGGATGCTTACCATCTGGCGGGGATTGAGATGCCGGATTTTCATCGCGAGGATGACTGGTGGCGTAACGGTCAGAATCTCTATCTGGATAATCTGGAGGCCACAGGGCTGTATCAGGTGCCGTTGTCAGCGGCGCAGCCGGGCGATGTGCTGCTGTGCTGTTTTGGTTCATCGGTGCCGAATCATGCCGCCATTTACTGTGGTGACAGCGAGCTGCTGCACCATATTCCTGAACAACTGAGCAAACGAGAGAGGTACACCGACAAATGGCAGCGACGCACACACTCCCTCTGGCGTCACCGGGCATGGCACGCATCTGCCTTTACGGGGATTTACAACGATTTGGCCGCCGCATCGACCTTCGAGTGAAAACGGGGTCCGAAGCCATCCGGGCGCTGGCCATGCAGAACCCGGCGTTTCGTCAGAAACTGAGTGACGGCTGGTACCAGGTACGCATTGCCGGGCGTGATGCAGGTGAAACCGAATTGTCTGCCCGTCTTAATGAGCCGCTGGCAAATGGTGCCGTGATCCACATCGTGCCGCGTCTGGCGGGAGCTAAAAGTGGAGGTGTGTTTCAGGTGGTGCTGGGGGCGGCGCTGATTGCGGTGGCATGGTGGAACCCTGTGGGCTGGCTGGGTGCCGCGGCTGTATCGGGCATGTATGCGGCAGGGGCCAGTATGATCCTGGGCGGAGTGGCGCAGATGCTGGCACCGAAAGCCAGGACGCCCACGGCAGCAAGTACAGATAACGGCAAACAGAACACCTATTTCTCCTCACTGGATAACATGGTTGCCCAGGGCAATGTTCTGCCGGTTCTGTACGGTGAAATGCGCGTGGGGTCTCGCGTGGTTTCTCAGGAGATCAGCACGGCAGACGAAGGGGACGGTGGTCAGGTTGTGGTGATTGGTCGCTGATGCAAAATGTTTTATGTGAAACCGCCTGCGGGCGGTTTTGTCATTTATGGAGCGTGAGGAATGGGTAAAGGCAGCAGTAAGGGGCATACCCCGCGCGAAGCGAAGGACAACCTGAAGTCCACGCAGCTGCTGAGTGTGATCGATGCCATCAGCGAAGGGCCGGTTGAAGGTCCGGTGGATGGATTAAAAAGCGTGCTGCTGAACAGTACGCCGGTGCTGGACAGTGATGGGAATACCAACATCGCCGGTGTCACGGTGGTGTTCCGGGCCGGTGAGCAGGAGCAGACTCCGCCGGAGGGATTTGAATCCTCCGGCTCCGAGACGGTGTTGGGTACGGAAGTGAAATACGACACGCCGATCACCCGGACCATCACGTCGGCAAACATTGACCGTCTGCGTTTTACTTTCGGCGTGCAGGCACTGGTGGAAACCACCTCAAAGGGGGACAGGAATCCATCGGAAGTCCGCCTGCTGGTTCAGATACAACGTAACGGTGGCTGGGTGACGGAAAAAGACATCACCATTAAGGGTAAAACCACTTCACAGTATCTGGCCTCGGTGGTGGTGGATAACCTGCCGCCGCGCCCGTTTAATATCCGGATGCGCAGGATGACGCCGGACAGCACCACAGACCAGCTGCAGAACAAAACGCTCTGGTCGTCATACACCGAAATTATCGATGTGAAACAGTGCTACCCGAACACGGCACTGGTCGGCGTGCAGGTGGACTCGGAGCAGTTCGGCAGCCAGCAGGTGAGCCGTAATTATCATCTGCGCGGGCGTATTCTGCAGGTGCCGTCGAATTATAACCCGCAGACGCGGCAATACAGCGGTATCTGGGACGGAACGTTTAAACCGGCATACAGCAACAACCCGGCCTGGTGTCTGTGGGATATGCTGACCCATCCGCGCTACGGCATGGGGAAACGTCTTGGTGCGGTGGATGTGGATAAATGGGCGCTGTATCTTATCGGCCAGTACTGCGACCAGTCAGTGCCGGACGGCTTTGGCGGCACGGAGCCGCGCATCACCTGTAATGCCTGGCTGACCACACAGCGTAAGGCGTGGGATGTGCTCAGCGATTTCTGCTCGGCGATGCGCTGTATGCCGGTATGGAACGGGCAGACGCTGACGTTCGTGCAGGACCGACCGTCGGATAAGGTGTGGACCTATAACCGCAGTAATGTGGTGATGCCGGATGATGGCGCGCCGTTCCGCTACAGTTTCAGCGCCCTGAAAGACCGCCATAATGCCGTTGAGGTGAACTGGATTGACCCGGATAACGGCTGGGAGACGGCGACAGAGCTTGTGGAGGACACGCAGGCCATTCTCCGTTACGGTCGTAACGTCACGAAGATGGATGCCTTTGGCTGTACCAGCCGGGGGCAGGCACACCGCGCCGGGCTGTGGCTGATTAAAACGGAGCTGCTGGAGACGCAGACCGTGGACTTCAGCGTGGGTGCCGAAGGGCTTCGCCATGTACCGGGCGATGTCATTGAAATCTGCGATGATGACTATGCCGGTATCAGCACCGGCGGGCGCGTGCTGGCGGTGAACAGCCAGACCCGGACGCTGACGCTCGACCGTGAAATCACGCTGCCATCTTCCGGTACCACGCTGATAAGCCTGGTTGACGGGCAGGGGAGTCCGGTCAGCGTGGAGGTCCAGTCCGTCACCGACGGCGTGAAGGTGAAAGTGAGCCGTGTTCCTGACGGCGTTGCCGGATACAGCGTATGGGGGCTGAAGCTGCCGACGCTGCGCCAGCGCCTGTTCCGCTGCGTGAGTATCCGTGAGAACGATGACGGCACGTATGCCATCACCGCCGTGCAGCATGTACCGGAAAAAGAGGCCATCGTGGATAACGGGGCGCACTTTGACGGCGACCAGAGCGGCACGGTGAATGGTGTCACGCCGCCAGCGGTGCAGCACCTGACTGCCGAAGTCACCGCAGACAGCGGGGAATATCAGGTGCTGGCGCGCTGGGACACGCCGAAGGTGGTGAAGGGGGTGAGCTTCCTGCTCCGTCTGACCGTAACAGCGGACGACGGCAGTGAGCGGCTGGTCAGCACGGCCCGGACGACGGAAACCACATACCGCTTCAGGCAACTGGCGCTGGGGAACTACAGGCTGACAGTCCGGGCGGTAAATGCGTGGGGGCAGCAGGGCGATCCGGCGTCGGTATCGTTCCGGATTGCCGCACCGGCAGCACCGTCGAGGATTGAGCTGACGCCGGGCTATTTTCAGATAACCGCCACGCCGCATCTTGCCGTTTATGACCCGACGGTACAGTTTGAGTTCTGGTTCTCGGAAAAACGGATTGCGGATATCAGGCAGGTTGAAACCAGCGCGCGTTATCTTGGTACGGCACTGTACTGGATAGCCGCCAGTATCAATATCAAACCGGGCCATGATTATTATTTTTACGTTCGCAGTGTGAACACCGTTGGCAAATCGGCATTCGTGGAGGCTGTCGGTCAGCCGAGTGATGATGCATCAGGCTATCTGGATTTTTTCAAAGGCGAGATAGGGAAAACCCATCTGGCTCAGGAGCTGTGGACGCAGATTGATAACGGTCAGCTTGCGCCTGACCTGACTGAAATCAGGACGTCCATAACGGATGTCAGCAATGAAATAACACAGACCGTCAATAAGAAACTGGAAGACCAGAGTGCGGCAATCCAGCAGATACAGAAGGTTCAGGTTGATACAAATAATAACCTGAACAGCATGTGGGCAGTGAAGCTGCAGCAGATGCAGGACGGACGCCTTTATATTGCGGGTATCGGTGCCGGTATTGAGAACACCCCTGACGGCATGCAGAGTCAGGTGCTGCTGGCAGCAGACAGGATTGCGATGATTAATCCTGCGAATGGCAACACAAAGCCGATGTTTGTTGGTCAGGGCGATCAGATATTCATGAATGAAGTGTTCCTGAAACGCCTGACGGCCCCCACCATTACCAGCGGTGGCAGTCCTCCGGTATTTTCCCTGACATCAGACGGAAAGCTGACCGCTAAAAATGCGGATATCAGTGGTAGTGTGAATGCGAACTCAGGAACGCTCAACAATGTCACGATTAACCAGAACTGTACGATTAAGGGCATGCTGGAGGCGACCCAGGTCAGAGGGGATTTCGTTAAAGCTGTATCAAAAGCCTTCCCGAAAAAAGTCGGTACGTGGGGTAACACGGAAACACCAAACGGTACGGTTACAGTCACCATCAGCGATGATCATAACTTTGACCGCCAGATTATTATTCCGCCCATTATCTTTAACGGAATAGCGTATAGCGATCCGGGAAGTGGTAATAACCCGGGAGGTACAAGATACACGGGTTATGGTTTTGAAGTTCGCAAAAACGGCGTATTAATCGCATCCAGAGAAACTAAAGGGGCCATTCCCGGTAGTTACAGTGCGGTTATTGATATGCCGAGTGGCAGGGGAAGCGTCACTCTGGAGTTTAAGATTTTCCAGAAAGGCAATCAGGGGGCAGGCAATATCACCGACTGTACGGTGATTGTGACCAAAAAGGCTGCTTCCGGCATCAGTATTCGTTGAAATTGTTATAACCCCAATAAAGGGCGTCAGGAATGACGCCTTTTTTATTGCAGAAAAGCGAGAGGTAATTATGCGTAAAGTTTGTGCAGCCATTTTGTCCGCAGCCATCTGTCTGGTCGTATCCGGTGCGCCTTCATGGGCGTCTGAACATCAGTCCACGCTGAGCGCGGGGTATCTTCATGCCTCGACGAACGTTCCCGGCAGCGATGATCTTAACGGGATTAACGTGAAATACCGCTATGAGTTTACGGACACGCTGGGGATGGTGACGTCATTCAGCTATGCAGAAGACAAGAATCGCCAGCTGACTCATTACAGCGATACCCGCTGGCATGAAGATTCCGTGCGTAATCGCTGGTTCAGCGTGATGGCGGGGCCGTCTGTGCGCGTGAATGAATGGTTCAGCGCGTATGCGATGGCGGGTGTGGCTTACAGCCGTGTTTCGACTTTCTCCGGGGATTATCTCCGCGTAACTGACAACAAGGGGAAAACGCACGAAGTGCTGACCGGAAGTGATGACGGTCGCCGCAGCAACACGTCTCTGGCGTGGGGGGCTGGCGTGCAGTTTAACCCGACCGAATCCGTGGCCATTGATATTGCTTATGAAGGCTCCGGCAGTGGTGACTGGCGCACTGACGGTTTCATCATGGGTGTCGGTTATAAGTTCTGATTAGCCAGGTAACACAGTGTTATGACAGCCCGCCGGTTCAGGCGGGCTTTTTTGTGGGGTGAATATGGCAGTAAAGATTTCAGGTGTACTGAAAGACGGTGCAGGTAAACCGGTACAGAACTGCACAATCCAGCTGAAAGCAAAACGTAACAGCACCACGGTGGTGGTGAACACGGTGGCCTCAGAAAATCCGGATGAAGCCGGGCGTTACAGCATGGACGTTGAGTACGGTCAGTACAGCGTTATTCTGTTGGTGGAAGGATTCCCGCCGTCACATGCCGGGACCATCACCGTGTATGAAGATTCCCGACCCGGTACGCTGAATGATTTTCTCGGTGCCATGACGGAGGATGATGCCCGTCCGGAGGCACTGCGCCGCTTTGAACTGATGGTGGAAGAGGTGGCGCGTAACGCGTCCGCAGTGGCGCAGAACACAGCAGCCGCGAAGAAGTCAGCCAGCGATGCCGGCACATCAGCCCGTGAGGCGGCAACCCGTGCGACTGATGCTGCAGGCTCAGCACGTGCAGCCAGCACGTCAGCCGGACAGGCCGCGTCGTCGGCTCAGTCAGCGTCTTCCAGCGCAGGAACGGCATCAACAAAGGCCACTGAAGCATTAAAAAGTGCTGCCGCCGCAGAGTCTTCAAAAAGCGCGGCAGCCACCAGTGCCGGTGCGGCGAAAACGTCAGAAACGAATGCCGCAGCGTCACAAAAATCTGCGGCCACATCTGCATCCACCGCGACCACGAAAGCGTCAGAAGCTGCCACCTCAGCCCGGGATGCGTCGGCTTCAAAAGTGGCGGCAAAATCATCAGAAACGAGCGCAGCCTCGAGCGCCGGCAGTGCAGCTTCCTCGGCAACGGCGGCAGGAAATTCCGCGAAGGCCGCAAAAACGTCTGAGACGAATGCGGATAACAGCGCACAGGCGGCAGCAGACTCACAAACTGCATCGGCAAACTCCGCGACAGCAGCCAAAAAATCAGAAACCAACGCGAAAAATAGTGAGGCAGCAGCAAAGGTCAGCGAAACCAACGCTAAAGCGTCAGAGAACAAGGCGAAAGAATATCTCGACAAGGTCGGGGGACTCGTCAGCCCGATGACGCAATACGATTGGCCCGTTGTTACTGGTAATGAGTCTTTTTACATCAAGATCGCGAAACTTTCCGATCCCGGAAGCAACAATTGCCATGTAACGCTAATGGTTACTAACGGCGGTAACTACGGCTCCCCTTACGGAAACATTGACTTTATCGAGATCTCGGCGCGCGGTCTGCCTTCTTCGCTTACTGCGGATAATGTTTCTCGTCATCTGAGTATACGCCGCTTAGGGTCAACCGGGCTGACCGATAACAACCAGATGCGTTACGGCCTGGTTAAAGGTGACGGCTTTATTGAGGTTTGGGCCTTCCAGCGTGCATTTATCAACGGCGCAAAGGTTGCGGTACTGGCGCAGACGGCACGCACGGAATTATACATTCCAGACGGATTTGTTAAGCAAACCGCCGCGCCTTCTGGATATGTTGAAAGCCCCGTTGTAAGGATTTACGACCAGTTAAACAAGCCGACTAAAGCAGATTTGGGTCTTTCTAATGCTATGCTTACAGGCGCTTTCGGTCTTGGCGGTAGCGGGATATCAACAACCGGCAAGATGAGCGATGTAGAGATCTTAAAAGCTCTGCGTGACAAAGGTGGTCATTTCTGGCGCGGTGATAAGCCGACCGGAAGTACGGCGACCATTTATAGCCACGGTTCTGGTATATTCTCGCGGTGCGGCGATACGTGGTCGGCGATCAATATCGACTACGGAACAGGTAAAGTCAAGGTTTACGCTGGTAACGATGGTGGACTTAATAATGGTAATTTTTCCGTCAATGAGCTATACGGAACCAAAAATAAGCCGTCGAAATCGGACGTTGGACTTGGCAACGTAACGAACGATGCGCAGGTGAAAAAATCCGGCGATAATATGTCTGGAGACCTGGCGATCATTAAAGGAACACCGTCACTCTTCCTGCGGTCAAAAAGTGGAACCGCCCATGTATGGTTCCAAAATGAGGATCAGTCGGAACGCGGCGTTATTTGGGCGCCTACAAATACTGATACGCTTGGCGAAGTTCACATCAGGGCTAAAAACGCAAAAGGCGAATCAAGGGGTGATTTTATTGTTCGTCACGACGGGAGGGTAGAATCCCGTGATCTAAAAGTAACGTACAAAATCAGCGCAGCCACCGCAGAATTTGCAAACACATCAACTAACCCGCTTGATAACACTTTAAAAATTAGCGGTCCACAGCATACGCCGTTACTTTTAACGCGTTCTGGTTCTTCTGAAAATGTGTCCATTGGGTTTAAGTTAGACAACATGAACCCAAAGTATCTTGGAATTGATACTAATGGGGATCTGGCTTTTGGTGAGAGTCCTGATCAGAAACAAAACAGCAAATTGATCACGCAAGCGAAACTCGACAAGGGATTAACGATTGGTGGTCAACTGGCTTTCAAAGGTACGACAGCGTTTTCAGCCGCTGCTACGTTCAGTGCCGGGATAGCAGGAGCCATCGATCCGGAAGACATTGGCGGCCAGACGGTTGATCTTAACAACCTGACCATCATCTCAGATGTCGGGGCAATTAAATATTATTATTGTCCAACCATTGGAGGTGGTGCAAATATCACCAACAAGCCTGACGGCGTAAACGGTAACTTTTTGCTCCGTGTAGAGTCGACTCGCAAAGTTTCTGCTTCGGATTATGCGAACATGCAAACGCTGATCAGCAACGACACAAAACGTATATACGTTCGCTTTGTTGTTGGTGGAAGCTGGGCAGCGTGGAGTCAGGTTGTTGTTTCCGGATGGAATCAGGATGTAACCGTCAGGTCGTTAACCTCGACGACTCCATCAAAATTAGGTGGCGGGCGGATTGATGTGCTTGGAAGTACGTCAGATTATGGCAGCATGAATTGTACCGTTCGTGGTGTTGATAGCACTGGAACCAATTCGGCGTGGTCGGTAGGCACATCAGAAAGCACAGGCAAAAAGTTGTTCCTGAAAAACCACAGAAGCAGCGCTCAAGTGCTGTTAAATGGCGATGATGGAGCGGTTCAACTACTAAGTGGCACTGTTAACGGTGCTACAGCGCAGGCGCTAACCATCAACAAAGATGAGGTTAACTCAACTGCCGATTTAGTAATTAGAAAACAAACAGGGACTGGCAATCGTTTTGCTTTACTTAATTCAGGTAATTCAGAACTGCCAGTTAGCATCGCGGTCTGGGGGTCAAGTGATCGACAAAACGTTTTTGAGGTTGCAACGTCTGCTGCGTATCTGTTTTATGCGCAAAGAACACCAGCAGGCCAGTTGTTTGATGTAAATGGCGCTATTAATTGCACAACGCTGAATCAGTCATCAGACCGCGACCTTAAAGACGATATTCGCGTTATCAGCGACGCGACGAAAGCAATCCGCAAAATGAACGGTTACACCTACACGCTCAGGGAAAACGGGATGCCTTATGCTGGCGTTATTGCACAGGAAGTAATGGAGGCGATACCAGAAGCTGTGGGATCGTTTACTCATTATGGTGAAGAGTTGCAAGGTCCGACCGTTGACGGCAACGCGCTACGCGAAGAAACGCGCTATCTTAATGTTGACTACGCCGCCGTGACGGGTTTACTTGTTCAGGTCGCCCGTGAAACAGATGATCGCGTTACCTCGCTGGAAGAGGAAAACACAACGCTACGTGAAAATCTGGCAACAGCAGACACCCGGATCAGCACTCTGGAAAATCAGGTAAGCGAACTGGTTGCACTTGTCCGGCAGTTAACAGGAAGCGAACATTGATATCCTTCAAGCTCTGAAGGAGGCTGTTCCCGGTACGTTCAGACTGTTGTTGAGCTGGAGATCGCAACGGAGGAAGAGACATCGTTACTGGCGGCATGGAAAAAGTATCGGGTGTTGCTGAACCGTGTTGATACATCAACTGCACCTGATATTGAGTGGCCGGAAGAACCAGACACAATGTAAGCGAAAAAGAAAAACCGCAGACACGACGTATGCAGGACGTGCTGCGGTTGGCTGGTGAACTTTCGATAGTGCGAGTATTGAATGATTTCCAGCCGTTACCGATTTTACGTGTTTATTAGTGAACAAACCACTCGTCAGCAGACTCCCAGGTATCTTTCAGAGTCTCCTGAACAAATGTTTTTGCAGAATCTTTATCTGCGGTGCGTGTAACAGAAAGGCCATCGTTGCTGGTGGCTTTTACGATCACCTCTACATCGTCATAACGTTTACTGATGCGTCGGGTTAATTCTTCCTTTAACGCATCCACAGCACCGGTTGGCATTTTAGTCATTTTCTCTTTGGCTATGCAGATTTCAATACGCATAAAAGTCCCTCTATACTGTGTTTGTATACAGTGTTATTTTTAACTGTATGGATAAACAGTATCAAGGGGTCTTATTTCTGCTCCTTTGGAGCTCTTCAAAACGATTATGTAAAGATTTCGGATACAGTTCGGTATATACCTGCCATAGCACGTTTAATGAACGATGCCCTGTAACCTGGGCTACTTCCTCAATACTAAAACCAGCCTCAAATAAGCGACTTGCCCCTTCTCTACGCAAATCATGGTATCGCAGATCCTTAATACCTAATTTGCTTCTTACCCTCTGAAATCCCGCAGTAACAGAAGTGCTGTTATATGGAAAAATGAATTCCGATTTTTTGGGCTGTCGTTGGACGATATCCCAGGCTTCCCCAAGCAAGGCTACTTTCATGTGGTTGCCTTCCTTTTTGCGTGGATCTTTCCTGTCTCTTACGAGTATAGATTTTTGTTCCTGGTCGAGATCTTCCCATCGTAACCTGCATACTTCTCCGATTCGCATACAGGACCACACAGAAAATTTGAGGATATCAACGAACGGAATTTTTGAGCATTTATGAGTAGATCGTTGTTGAAGGCCTTCAATGAGCATGTCCAGTTCATCAGATGCTGGTCTACGATTACGACGGTTTGATTTACCAATCAAACCAAGTTTAAGTAGATATGGACGAGCACTTTTCGCCGGGTTTGATGTGTAATTAATTCCGTATACAGGTTTGGCCGCATCCAGAACACTGCCAAGATAACTAACATCGTGGCTGACTGTTGCTGGACCTGCGCCAGCGTTGTTTCTTAGCCTGCAATGTTCAATTACGTCATTTTCTGTCAGTTCAGATAGTTTGATCGCGGAGATGTCACTATCCATAAGCAGTTCCAGCACATATCTTTTAGTACGGCCTGCTTTACCTCCGGCATTTGGGTCATTTAAATATTTGTGTAGTAAGTCACGGACTGTAAGTCCGTCAACTGCATTTGATGATGGAATGCCATATAGATCTAATTCCATCACTTTCTGTGTGCCCCATGTTTTGGCATGAGCATGTTTAGGGAATGTTTTGCTTTCCCTGTAAGTGATAACACCTTTTTCTTTGATAATCACATTACAGCGATAGCGTGGTGTGCCATCGGATTTTAGTCGTTTCTCTATGTTATAGTACGCCATTACACGACCTCGTTATTTCGGGTTCCCATAAAACGTGGGAACCTGTGCGGGAACCTAATGCGAGAAAAATAGCCTGAAATGTTCAAAAATGCACGATAATCATGAAACACAAAAAATTAATCAAACCAGCGTGATGCCTGAAAAAACTGGTGTTTACTGGAATTCTCGGTTTAGCATTGCTCCTATGCTCGACTGGACGGACAGACATTGCCGCTATTTCTTGCGTCTGCTTTCCCGCAATACGTTGCTGTATACCGAAATGGTGACCACAGGGGCGATTATTCACGGTAAAGGTGATTATCTGGCGTACAGTGAAGAAGAACATCCGGTAGCGTTGCAACTGGGCGGTAGCGATCCGGCGGCGCTGGCGCAGTGTGCAAAGCTGGCAGAAGCGCGCGGATATGATGAGATCAACCTGAATGTCGGCTGCCCGTCTGACCGGGTGCAGAACGGCATGTTTGGTGCGTGTCTGATGGGTAATGCGCAGCTGGTTGCCGACTGCGTGAAAGCGATGCGCGATGTGGTGTCGATTCCGGTGACGGTGAAAACGCGTATTGGCATCGACGACCAGGACAGCTATGAATTTCTCTGCGATTTCATCAATACCGTTTCCGGCAAAGGCGAGTGTGAGATGTTCATCATCCACGCACGTAAAGCCTGGCTTTCGGGGTTAAGCCCGAAAGAAAACCGTGAAATCCCGCCGCTCGATTATCCGCGTGTGTATCAACTGAAGCGTGACTTTCCGCATCTGACAATGTCGATTAACGGTGGTATCAAGTCGCTGGAAGAGGCCAAAGCACACCTGCAACATATGGATGGCGTGATGGTCGGGCGCGAGGCGTATCAGAATCCGGGTATTCTGGCGGCGGTAGACCGGGAGATCTTTGGTTCCTCGGATACCGATGCCGATCCGGTGGCGGTAGTGCGCGCCATGTATCCGTACATTGAGCGTGAACTCAGCCAGGGGACGTATCTCGGCCATATTACCCGGCATATGTTGGGCTTGTTCCAGGGTATTCCTGGCGCGCGGCAGTGGCGGCGTTATTTAAGTGAAAATGCCCATAAAGCGGGTGCAGACATTAATGTGCTGGAACACGCGCTCAAACTGGTGGCGGATAAGCGTTAACTTTTCACCAAAAAGTAGTCAAATTCACCACGCCCTGCGCACCGTCGCGGGGCGTTTTGCTGTTAAATCAATAGATTATTTTTGGCATGATTCTTGTAATGCCAGCAAGAGATTTCATATTTGGGAGAGCATCATGCTGGAACTACTTTTTGTGATTGGCTTTTTTGTCATGCTGATGGTCACCGGCGTTTCGTTGCTGGGCATTATCGCCGCGCTGGTTGTGGCGACGGCCATTATGTTCCTCGGCGGTATGCTGGCATTGATGATTAAGTTGCTGCCGTGGTTACTACTGGCGATTGCGGTGGTGTGGGTTATTAAGGCGATTAAAGCACCAAAAGTGCCGAAATATCAGCGTTATGACCGCTGGCGTTACTAA